GGTTCAGAACAGAACTGGGAAGTAATATCTTCCGACAGAAGTATGCTTCAAACGCATACGAAACTTGGGAAGATCGGGCTAATACCGTCGTAAACTATGTTTGCGGTGACGTAGACGGCCAGAAGAATAACCTGATGGCGAAAGATGACCGGGATCAGTTAGCCCGGTACATCTCTGAATTCAAATTCATGCCCGGTGGGCGGTACCTTTGGTACGCAGGGCGTGATGCAAGATTTTTTAACAACTGCTACCTACTCCGTTTGGAAGAAGATTCCAGAGAAGAGTGGGCAGGCTTAACTCAACGTGCAATGTCCTGCCTGATGACCGGTGGTGGCATAGGCGTTGATGTTTCACGTTGCCGTCCATCTGGACGCAGGTTAAGACGTACAGGTGGGGTTGCCTCCGGCCCCATACCCCTCCTGCTCACCTTGAATGAGGTCGGCAGGAATGTCATGCAGGGCGGTAGTCGGAGGTCTGCCCTGTATGGCTCTCTCAATTGGCAGCATGAGGATGCATTCGACCTTCTTCATGTGAAGAACTGGCAGGATATGTACTTGGGGGAGCGGAAGGAGTACACCGTTTCAGACATGAAGCGGATGAACTTCAACTATCATGCACCACTAGACATGATGAACATCAGCTTGAACTACGATGATGCATGGCTGAATGGTGGCGCATCTGACATCTTTATGGAGAATTGTAAGCAGGCTTTGATGACCGGTGAACCGGGATTCTCCTTTAACTTTGGCTCGCAAAGCAATGAAACATTGAGGAATGCCTGCTGCGAAATCACAAGTGAGACAGACTCAGACGTCTGCAATTTAGGGTCTGTCAACTTAGCTAACATCGAAAATATTGAGGAGTTTAAGGACGTAGTACACTTGGCTTCCAAGTTTCTAGTCTGTGGTTTAATTAGAGCGCACTTACCATACAAGAAAGTTGAATTTGTTCGTCAGCAGAATAGCAGGCTTGGTCTAGGGCTTATGGGTATGCATGAGTGGCTGTTGAAGAGAGGTCATCGGTATGAGTTCAATGACGAACTCAAGCAATGGATGAAAGTTTATGAAAATGAAAGCACAAAAGCGGCGAACGAACACTGTGACAGATTATTCCTCAACAGACCCAAAGGGTATAGGGCTATTGCCCCAACAGGAACAATTTCCATACTTGCTGGCACAACTTCTGGAGTGGAGCCGATCTACGCAGTTGCATACCGTAGACGTTATCTTACGGATGGAACCAGATGGAAGTACCAATTTGTCGTTGACGGCACGGCGGAATCACTCATTCAAGACGGAATAAAACCTGACGACATAGAGTCAGCCGTAGATCTGGCCGCTGATCCTGAACGCAGGGTTAAGTTTCAGTTTGAATTGCAAAAGCACGTTGATCATGCGATTAGTTCTACGATTAATCTACCTGCATGGGACTCCAAGGTACATAGTCAGGGAAGAGTGGATGAGTTTGCTAGGATAGTGCGTAAGTACGCTCATGGACTGAGAGGTTTGACCCTGTACCCTGATGGTAGTAGGGGTGGTCAGCCTATGACCTCAGTTCCTTATGAGGAGGCGCACAGTAAGCGGGGTGTGGTGTTTGAAGACAACAGTGAAGAGCAGTGTCTGTCGGGGGTATGCGGGATATAATGGCGATGAATTTAACATTAGTTGAGCGTAAAGAACGCGATGCGCAATTTGTCAGGGAATTTGTAGAGAGTGAGGGCAATGCCACCGCTGCTGCACGGGCAATAGGGTCTAGTGAAGCATCAGCAGGAACCACTGGTTGGCGAATGAGGGAGCGTTTATCCACTGAGATCATCCAATATTGCCAAGACTATTTTTTGCAAAACCATTCATCACCCACAAACTACGCCCCTGCCGAAAACCTAGAATCGGGCGCGATTGAAGAAGAGGTAAAAGAAAATAAAGAATCTAGAAGGAAAGACGCCAAAAGAAAATATGATGTTGAGTACCGTAAAAGACTTTATGTTATTGAAAAGGCGAAGAAACGATCTGAAATTGGAGCATTTAAGGAATATAGGAAAAGACCGGAAGTTAAGGCTAGGCTGTATTCGTATGTTAGAACTAAAGAGTACAGGGAGAGAGGCAGAAAGAGAGCATCGAATCCAGAGGTAAAGGAAAAGACAAGATGGGCAAGTATAATGAGAAATTACGGGCTATGTAAGGAAGATTTTGAAAGGATTCTTGCGGAGCAGGAGGGTAAATGTTATATATGTTGGTTTGAGTTTACAGAAGAATGTAAATCAACTAGGCCACACGTAGATCATTGCCATGATTCCGGCGAAGTTCGCGGATTGCTTTGTGGTAATTGCAATGCTGGATTGGGTCAGTTCAAAGATGATCCAAAAATATTACAATCAGCAATTGAATATCTACAGTGAAACCCACATATTACACAGCCATGAAGATCACTCCGATTCAGTACATACTGGCTAACGATATGGACTTCTGTAGTGGGAATATAATTAAGTATGCAAGTAGGTGGAGTAAGAAAGGAACTCCGGTAGAAGATTTACGCAAGATCATTGAGTACGCTAATATTTTACTGGAAGAATACAATGAAATTTTACGAGAGAAAGGCATGAAATGAAAATTTTAATTACGTTGTTAATAGTTGGTATGTTGGCAGGATGTTCCTTTTCAACCAAGATGCAGGTGGGTCAATACGGCGCTGCATACACATCATCGATAACAGGCCAGTGAACGAAGAACAGATTAACACTGGAATTCAGGAGGCCATGCTTGATGAGTTAAAGTTATGGTTTGAGGAGTTCTGTAGTGAGCCAATGAATAATGCTCCGGCAGAAATCCTAGCCCTGTACGAATGGTTTGAAGAATATCACCAACGTCAGTTCTCACCAAAGAAAGATGCGTTGATACTATGAGTCTTGAAAAGAATCCAAGAATTGAAAGCCGGAAATATCTGGATTGGGTGGCAACCCTTCCATGCGCTGACTGTAAAATAGAGAACGGCACAATAGTAGCTCACCACTTAAAAGGCAGGTATGCACCATTTTCCGGTGGCACCGGATTTAAGGCTAATGATTACTTTGTGATGCCGTTGTGCTATGAGCATCACACAGATATACACAATGGAGATAGGGAATTGCTAGATTGGCAACCCTACTTTATTATGCAAACGCTTGACAAAGCGTTTAGGGATGGGTTAATATTATTTAATGATAAGCGAAAAGGAAATTGAAGATGCATTACAGAAAATTGAGGAGACTGCTCCTCAGTACGCTACTGCGAAGGCTGAATCATTTCAGTCGCAGGAGTGGAAGAAAACTCAGCGCTCTTTGTTATATTCTCAAGCGGTCGGGAAGACTGTTGCGGATAAAGAGCATTGGGTGGCGATTCAGTCTGCGGTACGCACTGCAAACGAAGGTATTGCGGCGGCCATTCAGAATGAAGAAAGACTACGTTGGGAATTGAAGCAGGCTGAGCTCAGGATTGAAATCTGGAGAACTCAGCAGGCTTCCGCTCGACTAGAAAGAATGGTATGACATCCTGTCTACCTAAACATTCCAAAAACGTGAGGAACGTATAATGGATATGAAACCTGACACGATAGTGTTATTTACAAACGATAAGGAAGGGAACGATAAGCGCCCTGACTTAACCGGAACTGCTCTCTGGAATGGCGAAGAGATTAAGGTCGCCCTCTGGGAGAACACTTCCAAAGGGGGTAAGCGGTATCTCTCAGGCCAGTTGCAACGGCCTTATAATGGCAGCGCCGTTTCCGGTGATGTCAACCGAAGTGCTGAAGGTACAGACATCCCGTTTTGAAGATTAAGTACCATGATGGGGAGGTCGTCGAGCTTGGGTTCGATGACCAACTCCATTCCTACAGGATAGAGGATGAGCTGATTACATCCGTCACTCAGACGATGGATGTGATTTCCAAACCCGGCTTAATTCCTTGGGCATTAAAGGAAGGGGTCGAGTGGCTCTCGAATAATTTATTCTATGACAGTGAGAGGGATAATTACCACACAAAAAGTGTGGGAATTGATTTTCTCACCAAAGGAATTAAGGGGGCATACCGGAATACTTCAACCTCAGCCATCAATATCGGAACCGTAACCCACCAGTGGGTAGAAGGCGCTATAAGGTGGAAACTTGAGGGGGGCGACCCACCCACTATGCCACCTCAGAAAGAGGCTCAGAAGGCAATAGAGGCGTTCAGAGCATGGGTTTCAGAGAATGATGTGGAGTGGCATTCCGCAGAGCGAAAAGTCTACCATCGAACCCATAAATATGCCGGTACGGTGGACGCTGTGGCGACCATCAATGGGGAGTATTCTGTGATTGATTGGAAGACTTCCAAGGCTGTGTATCCTGAGTATTATCTACAGGTGGCGGCTTACGCCAAAGCCATAGAAGACATGGAAGGTAGGGATGTAGATTCCGCATACATCTTGCGGTGCGACAAGAAGACTGGTAAATTTCAGTGTGTCCAGTCGGAGAATTTCGAATTAGACTTTGATGCATTCCTAGCATCCCAAAGGTTGCGAAGAAGGCTAAAGGTTCTCAGTAAGAAGCGGAAGTGAAGATCAATTGGTATCGCGGTGGATCATTCAATCACGGATACCTTGACGATGGAATACACAGATGCGAAAGATTCAAGGGTACGGATGGCTCTTTGTGGTTTCTCCTGTCTTCAGACAAGAAGACTTATCTCTGCTGCAAAGGGCCGTTCGACTCTCCACAAGAAAGAAATCAAGCAATCATCAATGAGGTGAAGAAACGTGCAAGAAATACCATTTGACAAACAAATGATAAAGGAAGCTACTGAATGGGCTGGCAATTTGGGGGGAATAAAGAATTCGATTACAAAAGGGGATGGAAACTACGCAGGTAGGATGGGTGAACTTGCGTTAGCGAAGCATCTTAAATTAGAGGTATCTGATCGTAAGGATTACGATATGATATTTGATGGTGCGAAAATTGAGGTGAAGACCAAGAGGCGGTCAGTGAAACCGAAGGAAGATTATGTGGTGAATGTTGCGGCTACCAGTGAACATCAAAGGCCGGACATCTATGCCTTTGTCAGCCTTCAATACGAAGACAGGGATAGCGGCGGAAATTATACAGGGCTGGAACACATATGGTTGTGTGGCTACAAGGATGCTGATGTGTTTTGGGAAGAGTGTGAGTTCTGGCCCAAAGGATTCCCTGATCCTAAAATGCCATCATGGAAAAGCCATGTAGATATGCACGTCATGTATATAAAAAATCTCGATAGTCTAGGGGTGGTACGCTGAGAGATTATAGCAATTGGCGTAAGAAGTGGGAGGCTGACCAAGAACACCGTCAATTATGTTTCGCAAGATACTGCTGGGTAAGGCGCGGTCAGGTAGCACCATCTGGAGCATTATGGGAAGAGGCGTTTGAGAAGAGGGAAGGGATTAGTTTGTCACAGTATGCAGCGGAACGCATGAGAGAACGCAGCCGGAAGGAAAAGCAAGAATCCCATAATAAGTCGTAGCCCCATCGTTCTCACCTAATGAGTCATGCCGGTCAAGAGTGGTGGCGATCTTCACAGTGTCTTCATCTTGCGACACCAACCAGCCAACCGATTCCATGACCGGACATTCAACCTTATCTGCGGTAGTCCAATCAGAATACTGGATAATGTCCCGCCACTTTACTCTGACAAGGCTTTCTTCTTCTTTCGCTCCAGTGGCCCGGGCAGAACCCACCCGATTACCATTGGTACTACAAAGATTAAGATCAGCAGCCATCCACCCATCTCCACTAATTGTTGTAGTAAACTAAAGAAATTATCCGGCGCTTGATTTACTACTGTATCAGCGACGATCTCAGTCGCTTGCAGCGGCTCCGGGTCTGAGATACCCGTCGCAATCACCCCCGCAGTCGCACCTGTCGCTGCCCCAGCAATGCTGCCGACAGTCCCC